TAAAGCGTTAACGGCGCAACAAAAAATATTAGCGGCACAAAAAGTTATATTCGAACAAACAGGCGACGCGCAAGGCGACTTTAACAAAACTTCAAGCGGGTTGGCAGCGCAACAAAAAATATTAGGCGCAACATTTGACGATATACAACAAAAATTAGGTCAAGCATTTTTACCTATATTGCTTAAAGTTGTGACGTTTTTAAACGAAAACGTAGTACCAGCTTTTGAACGAGTAGCAGAAGTTATAGGCGAAAAAGGTTTAGTAAAAGGTTTACAGCAAGCTTTATACGAAATGGGTAACAGCGGTACAGCGCTTATAAATGGATTTAAAACTATTGCAGTAAACGCCGCCAAAGCCGCAAACGTACTTTACAAATTTACGGTTATTGCTGCCGCGTCCGTAACGGCTTTAATTAACCCAGCTAAAGCTATAAAAATGTTAGGCAACGTATTTAACGAATTTATAGACGTCAAAAAACTTGAAGCAAGCTTCAGTTCGTTTATATCCGGTATTGGCAATATGGCTAGCGCGTCTGGCTATTCAAGTTTCGCCGCTAAAAAACTGGCTGAGGACGCTAAAGGCGCTGCCGATATGGCAGAACTATTAGGCGAAAAAGCAGACGATACACCAAAGGGCGCGGCATCGAAAATAAACAAAATGGCGCAAGCCGCTAAAAAGGCAGCTGACACACTTAAAAAAGAAATGGCGCAAGGCGTCAAGGACGCTGCAGAAGCTTTGAATAAAGAAATGGCAGAAGCGTTAGACAGCGCTAAAAGCCGGTTAGAAAGCGCGCAAGACGCTTTTAATGCGTTTAGCGGTTCAGTTCAAAACGTTATTACCGAAAGCCTTAATTTTGGTAAAGCTTTTGAGGAAGGCGGCGAGGACGCAGGGCTTACCTTTTTTAGCGCTTTACAAAAACAAGCAGACAAAGCTAAAGAGTTTGCAGGCTTAGTAGAAAAGCTTTTAGCCGCTGGTTTATCGCGCGAAGCTTTACAGCAAGTTATAGACGCAGGCGTAGAAAGTGGCGCGTCTATTGCTAAAGAACTTTTACAGTCAAGCGCTAACGTGCTAAGGGCTAACACACTTGTAAAAGACACAAACGCGATTGCTAAAACTATTGGTGACCTATCGGCAAGCAAGTTTTACGCTGCGGGCGTATCTAACGCGCAACAGTATTTAGCGGGCGTAGAAGCCGCTATGGCTGTAGCACAGTCAAAACTAGCTGGCACAGGCCTAACGCTGGCAGACGTTAAAGGTATTAGCGCGGGCTTTAACGAAGCGATAAGCCCTATAGAAAGCGTTATGCCAATAATCGAAGCCCCGCGTACGCCAGGCGTTATACCTATTGGCGCGCCTACAGACAAAGGCAACCCGCTAGGCGAAGGCGGCGTAACAATAAACGTAAACAGCCAGCTAGCCACTAAAGCAGAAATAGGCGAAGCGGTCAATAATGCGCTAATTGCTTATAACCGTTTGTCAGGCCCGCTGCAACTTGAAATAGCGTAATGGCTGGCGTAGCTGTAGCCGGTTCTGGCAACTATGAACTATTTGTAGATACAGGATTTTTACAAGACGCATTTATTTTAGATGACGCAGTGGCAGGCGTATTAGATAATACGCAATACGTTTTAGACGGCACTACAAATTTTGCAGCAATTTTAGACGGCTGCGTTAATGTGCGCGTAAAACGTGGACGGCAAGACATAGGCGACCAGTTCGGCGCTGGCACAATGAGTTTTACTCTTAGCGATACCAGCGGAATTTTTAACCCGTTTGACGAACAAAGCCCATATTTTGACAGCGCAACCGCGCAACCTGGCTTAGCGCCTATGCGAAAAGTAGAACTAGTTCGATATGACAGCCTTAACGTACCGCAATATATTTTTAAAGGCTACATAATAAATTATAACTACGATTTTGTTTTAGGCGGCATTGACGTAGTTACCGTTTTTTGTGGTGATGACCTTTATTTATTAAGCCAGACAGTTTTAGACGAATTTAACGTTTCTGAACAATTAAGTAGCGAACGTTTAGAAGCTGTTTTAGATTTACCAGAGGTCAACTTTCCGATAGCGGCCCGCAACATTTCTACCGGTACGCAAACGTTAGGCGGCGCGGCAGCCTTTACGGTTGACCAGGGTACTAACGCGCTGGCGTATTGTGTGCAGATTAACGAAGCTGAACAGGGCCGCCTATTTATGTCGAATGACGGCCAGCTAACTTTTCAACCGCGTATAGGCAACACTCTTAGCGGCCCAGTAGCAGACTTTCACGATGACGGCACAAACATAAAATATAACGAGTTAGGTATTTCTTTCGAAGCTGACCAGGTAGTTAATCGCGCTGTAGTTCAAATTTTGGGTAGCAATAACCCACAAGTAGCAGATGACGTAGCCAGCCAGGCAACGTATTTTATTCAAACTACAAGCATTACTAACAGCCTTTTACACAATGACACGGCAGCCGCAACGTTGGCCGCCTACCTTTTAGACGGCGAACCGCAAGCCCGCTATACGTCTGTAGGTACGGCGTTTAATATGTTGACTAATCCGCAGCGCGAAACGTTAGCGGCGCTAGATATCGGCAACACAATTACCATAGAAAAAACGTTTGCCAGCGGGGCAGGCACTATTGAACTTGCACAAGAACTAGCAATAGAAGGTATTGAACATACTTTAGAAATACGCACAGGCCATAAAATTATGCTGTTTACCAGCCCAACTAACGTCGTATACGAACTAGTGCTAGATGACCCAATTTTAGGCATACTCAACGGGGATAACGTTTTAGGATAATCTGAAAGGACTTATGGCAACTACTCCCTACCCTTTTGTCGCGGCGAGTGTTTTAACCGCGTCAGAACTTAACTCAACTTTTAACATACCAGTAAGCACTAAAACGGCTAGCTATACATTGGTGGCTACTGACGCAGGCAAACGTATAGTAATGAACTCAGCCAGCGCCACAACAATTACGGTAAATACTTCGCTATTTTCGGCAGGCGATAATTTAGAAATTTCTAACATTGGTGCAGGCGTTTGTACGGTTACGGCTGGTACGGCTACTGTGTCAAGCGCTGGGCCGTTAGCAATACCGCAACACGGGGGCGGCACACTTTATTTTACTAGTGCAGGCGTTAGTACATTTTTTGGGTCAGCAGGCCCAGCCGCTTCAAGCGGTCTAACCTTAATAAATAGCACAACTTTTAGCGGCGTTACTTCTATTACCATTAGCAATGCGTTTAGCGCAACATATAGAAATTACAAAATTTTAATAACTAATATGCTTGCAACTGACAGCACCCCGGCAATTGAGTTAACGTTCGGCACTACAACAACAAATTACCAATTTTCAAGAGCTACTTCAACTTCAACACAATTCGAAAATTTTGCCGACGGTTCGTCAAGCACGACAAGAATACTTTTTACCGACATTTCAACAACTATTCCAACCCAATCAACTATTGAAATTTTGGCCCCGTTTTTATCGCAAAAAACTTTTGTTAACGCTTTTTCTACCGGTTACCAAAATAATTTGTTTTACTCAACTTTAGGCTGTCAAACAGATACCACAAGTTTCACGTCATTCAAATTAAAAGAAACGAACACGGTAAATTTTTCAGGACAAATTGAAACCTACGGCTACGCAATTTAGGACATTATGACCACACCACAAATTAGTATTCACGATTGCATTACAGGCGAAACGATTACTAGAGAAATGAACGCCGCCGAACTTGCACAACTTGAACTAGACAAAGCGCAAGCAGAAAAAGACGCTAAAGCAGAGGCTAAAATCCAAAAAGCATTAACAGACAAACGGCAAACAATTCTTGACCGGCTAGGACTTACCGCAGACGAATTTAAAACATTGGTTAGCGCACTATGAACACAAACAAAGTAAATAAAAGCCATAGACAGATAGGCGACCAGACTACAAAAGGCGGCGTAATTGGTATTATTATTTATGCGTTATCGCGTAACAATGTTGACCCAGTTTTAATAGGTTTACTTGTGCCAGTGGTGGCAAGTGTGCTTGCGTGGGTAAGCACTAAAATAGGTGACCCCGATTTAGCTTGTTTGTTTATACCAAACGATAAAGATAAGTGAAGCCGTACACAGTTAATACAGCGCCAGTAGTTACTAGGCCGTTACCTGGCACAGACGAATTTATAAGGCAAGTAATTAAACGCGCTGGCGGTTCGCTATGGAATAACGGCAGCTATCAAAATCGTGACATTCGAACAAAGCCCGGCACTATTTCTAACCACGCCAAAGGCTTAGCGGTAGATTTTTCTTATAGAAAAATGACTGACAAAGGCATAGCGGACGGGCGCAAAATTGCTTTACCGTTTATATACAAGCTGTTAGATAACGCAGATACTTTACATATCGAATTAGTTATAGATTATTTTTTTAACCGTAGCTGGAAATGTGACCGCGCTACCTGGATTAAAGGCAAGTGGTCTGGCGGCGATTGGTTTCACGTCGAAATTTCTGCAGCTGCCGCCAATAACGAAAACCTAGTAAAACAGGCGTTTAACAGCGTTTTTAAAGATATGCCTAAAACCGTGTAGAAGTTCGGTTAGGATTTAGTTACCTTCTACGAGAAAGTTTGAGGCCCACTAGATGCCCTTTTTTATAAAACTTGTTATAGCTTTTGGTTTATCCGCTATTGGGGTAGGCGTTTCGCAGCTGCCCGCTGACCCGGTACTAGTAGAACAGTCACAAACCCCATATGAGGCGATAGGCGGCTTTAAAACGTTTCAACGCCAGTTATACGCCTACATACCGCCAGTAACCACTACAAGCCTGCCTAAGCCCGTCTACAGTCACGGTAACTGTGACTGGCTACCAGCGTTAGCGCTTCAAGCTGGCTGGCAGGCAGACCAGATAGAACAGCTAACAAAAATAGCGTTACGCGAAGCCGGTTGCTGCGTCAATAGGCGGGGCGGTGACATTGTAGACAAAAACTGCAATATTACAGGCGTAAGCGAATATAGCCACAGGTCAGACACTGGGGCGCTTCAAATCAATTCTGTGAATTTTGACATTAAACGCAACCCGTACGCGCCAATATGTTTACAAATGGGCATATGCACACAAGAACCGCTATTAGACCCGCTAACAAATTTGAAAGCAGGCAAACTACTATTCGATTACTGGCAGAAAACAGCCGGTAACGGCTGGATACCCTGGGATATATGCAACCGAACCAAAACTTGCAACTAAACATAGGCGCGCTATGCGGTTTTGTATTGTGCTACTTTGTGGCCATAAGAATACTTTGCCTAATTTTTTTGGATTAAACAAACTTCGTACAGGGTGGCACTACAGTAATTTCTAAGCAACGAGAAAGGCTAAGAAAATGACAAACGAAAAAGAACTTTGGTTCGCTGACCAACAGCAACTAACGCAGCTAATGACCGTATTAAACGAAATAAGCCGTAAACCTGCACCGCTACTAGAAACCTTTGAACTAGGTAGCAAAAACATTTTGAGGCGGCTACAAAACCATATAAACAGTTTGAACGTTTTAGATAACGGCGTTTTAATAGACGATTTAAATGACACACGAGACGAAATAAAATATTTGGTTAACTACTGCAAACATTTAATAAAGCTTGTAGACCAGTTAAAGGCTGACCAATGAGGCGCGGCTATGACCCTAGCTACGGTAGCCGCGAACAGCTAAAAGACTGTCACGAACACGGTATGAAAGTAGCGCGCGAACGTGACGCATTAAAAACAGAAAACGCCGCACTATTAGACGAAATAACAGAATTAAAAGCCTTAATAAAATATATGACAGAAGGCGAACAATGAACGAATTTAACGAACTACAAAGCACTAATGATTATTTGGTAGGTGAGTTAATTTTGGCGCGTGGGGCTAATGACGTATTAACTGAAAATAATCGAAGGCTTGAACGGCTACTGATAAAAACTATTCAAGACCTGCAAGAGTGTGAACGTTATTTGAAAGAAATGAAATTTCAAGTAGGCGAACTGGCAACTATCGCGCTTGACCGCGTAAAAAAAGGCGCAAAGTGATTACCTACAATAATTTAGACCAGCCAGTTATACAGCTGACGCAAGCCGATTACGATAACTGCGTAGAAATTACCGAAAAGATTTTAGAATACGCAAAACGTAACGGCCACCAAAACAGTTACGGTATGGACCGCGCCCAAAATTGGGCTTACGATTTTTGCGGCGCTTTAGGCGAACAAGCAGTAGCACACTATTTAGATTATGATTATTCTTTTAGCGTTTATGACCCTGCAGCTAGTGACGTGCTGGGCTACCAGGTACGCGCTACATATCACAATAACGGCAGCTTGTTAACACACCCCATAAAAACGCCTACTAATCGCAGAGGCGATAACGCAGGCCGCTATATTCTGGTCACAATAAACGAAAACACTTTCAGCGCAACTATTCGCGGTTACTCATCTTTAACGCGCTGCAACGAACGTACAGGCAACTGGACTACAGAAGTAAACGGTAAAGCCGTACGCTACCCGTGCTTCTTTATGCCACAATGGCAACTAATCCCTATAGATATGTTGCCAGCAACACAAGAACTAATAAACCACCAAACGAGAAAGAAAAACCAATGGGCTTTAGCTTAGATAACTACGTAGATGTCGCAACCCGGTTACGGCTTGCATTCGACAAATACCCAGATTTACGCATTCAAGAAACAGCCCGCGAAATAGTAGAAATGCCAGACAAAAGCTGTTTTATACGTTGCACAGTAACCGTATGGCGTGACGGCACAGACCCAATACCTTCAATAGCGACAGCTTGCGAACTGTACCCAGGGCGTACCCCTTACACAAAAACAAGCGAAAACGAAGTAGGTTTCACTTCAGCGCTGGGCCGCGCGTTAGGTTATATGGGCTTTGGGATTACTAACGCAATAGCTACGAAAGACGAAGTAAAGGCAGCGCAAAGCAGACAAAATAACACACACTTAGCGTCAGTAGTGCCGTTACACGAAGTAGAACAGCCTTTTGACGTACCGGCAGACACTAAACAATATGCAACACCTAAACAGCGTGGCCTAATACGCGCGCTGGGCTTTGAAAAGAAAATAGGCACAGCCGATTTAATCACATATATAAACAAAGTTTTAGATAACAAATATTCAAGTATCGAAGCAATAACAAAAGATGAGGCGTCACAAGTTATAGAAGCGTTACAAAAGTAATCTACAAAAACGAAAACTAATTACGGGCATAGACCTAAGCCTTTAGCAAGGCGGCTGGATGACACGCGGTAACGCGGGTAGAAGGCGCTGTAGTAATACACGCCTGGCTAACGATTAAAGATATAGGGTGCTGTATGAGGCTAAACAGCGGGGGGCTTAGCGCATTAGGCTTTAATCACAACATAAAGTAACCGTGAAACAAAAACAAACCCACAAGCCCCAGCCCGCCTACCTTGCCCGGCATAACAAACCGAAAGCAAGCGCGTAAGCGCGCGCTAGCACCTACAGAAAGCACAAGACCAAATGACACAAGGCAAGAAACGTAGAACCCACAACGTACAACAAAACCGCAAACGCAGCCTAAACGCAGAAACTAGAAGCAAACAAGAATTTAAAACAAACCGCAAACTATTACTAAACGACAAACCATTGTGCCATTGGTGCAACAGCCAGCAAGCCACAACAGCAGACCACCTGATAGAAGTAGACCGCTGGCCACAAGATACGCCAGGCGTAAACGGGCTAGATAACTTAGTAGCAGCTTGTCGAAGCTGTAACAGTTCACGCGGCGCACGATACGGCAACCTTAAACGCAAAAGCATTTATGAACTAGCACCAACAGTAAACGTAAACACAAAAACCGTTTATGCAACCGAATGTATAACTATGCAAGACGAAAAAGAAAACACGTTTTTTCCTGTAAAAACTCCTGCC